TAAGAACTATTTGCTAATTCATCTTGATATTCTTGTACCATTTCTTGTGTGATATCACTTTGTATTTTTGTTGGTTTCCAACCCCATACTTCTTTAATAGAGTTTCTGCTTATTTTTTGTAATTGTTCTTCTATTCCTAAATCTCTAAGATTAATATCTGCTACTAAAGAATTTGTTAATGTTCCATCCGGTTGATTCTGTTCTTCTTTAGAAGGAATAGATCGTTTAGAGATATCTTCTAATTGTTTATCTAATAGCAAATCTCGCCTTGTAAGTAATTCTTTACTCATATACAATATCTTAAGATAAAAAATAAAGGAATTGGTTTAGGAATATCTAATTTTATTTTCTGTGTTTAAATTATAATGAATAGCGACAACTATGAATTTAGCAAATCCAGCCAACCACAATCCGTAGATGCTTATTCTTCCTACACTGACAAACAATGGAACTACATAAATGATATTAACAACGGCGTGTATGCTAATAACAGTGGGTTAACACAGGTTCAATTTGACCTCACTTCCATCTACAACTCAGGTGGCTTCACTGATGCTGGGGATATGTACTTAACTATCCCAATTGTCATGACTGCTGCTTTCGCTACTTCGGCAGGTGCTGCTGTCACTCTTCCTGCCGCCTCGGTTGGTTTAGGAGGTGCCGCTGCCTCTGTAGGTGGTTGTGCTGGTTATTCTATCATGGCTCTAAAATCCAATTTCCAAAACTTAATACATCAGATCGAAATTCAGGCTGATGGTAAAGTAATTAATGATACCCAGCCATTCATAAATGTTATGCAGGGTTTTCGTCTTCTTTCTGAAATGTCTATTACTGATCTTAACACTTTTGGTCCTTCCCTCAATTACAATCAGGTATTAGACAATGAAAAATCTATGCAATTCAATCAGGTCACACCTCCATACAGTGCAGGAACTGCCACAGGTGCTGTCAATGTTGCTGGTGCTGGATTACTAAACAATGTTCCTTATTATGGTTCATCTATGGGTATGAATTCCCAGAGTATGGGTTCCCCTGTCATGAATCAGGGATGTGTAAATGCTGCTATTGCAAATCGTATTTCTCGCTATGCTGATTTAACATCTCTTCCTGCTGCTTCTGCTCAATCTCTTTGGGGTGCTTCTTCAGGCACACAGCTTACTTTCATGACTGCTACTCAGCTACAAACTGAATTTAAGCCTTATGTTGCTTATATTGGAAATGTAATCACTTATTATGATGTTGCTCTTATCCCTCTTAAATACTTAACTGATGTGATGGATAAATTAGGACTTGTTCGTAAATTATCAGCTGTCATGAGAATTTACTTTAACACTGGTTCGTGTGCTGCTAAAATTACCAATGCTGGAACTACTACTCAATACATTTCTCCTGTATCATCGAGTTCTGTTTTCCAATCTACTTTTGCTAACACTTGCCCTTTCACTTTTAACAATGTTGCTGGTGCTACTTCTTCCGCTCCAACAGCCAATTTAAACCCTGCATCATGTCCTACTACTGCTGGTTATGTAATTGGTGGTCTTTTTATTTCTCGTGCACCGACTACATCGATTTCTGTTGGTGGTGGTTCAGGTATCAACATCGGTCTCAATGTTCCAAATCACCCAATGCCTTCATGCCGTGCTTATTACTCACTTGTTAAAATGGAACCATCTAAAGCATTACGCTATGTTGAAGAGAATCGCTCGAAACTGGTTGTCTACGAACAGATAATTACCAATCAGTATGATGGAATTACCAGCGGTTCATCATTTAGTCAGCTTGTACAGAGTGGTATTAAAAATCCACTCGCTATAGCCATTATTCCGCTTATTTCACCATCTCAGGCAACTGGATCAGGTTCTAATACTTATGGCTTTGCTCAATGGGGTTCTCCTCTTGACACTTGCCCCAACACTTTTGCTCCAATTTCTCTTACCAACTTACAAGTGACTTTAGGAGGCCAAAATGTATTAAATGGTGCTTCTCTTTTTTACACTTATGAGAATTTCTTAGAGCAGATTATTCTTGCTGACAATCTTACATCGAGCGATTTAGGGATTGGTGCAGGTCTTATCAGCCAAAGTTTTTGGGAGTCCAACCGTGTATACTATGTAGACCTCAAACGATGCCGTGATGCTGACAAAGCTGCTACACGAAACCTCAATATCTCTTTCACTAACAACAGCAACATGACTATTAGTATTTTAGTGTTTACGATTTACCTTGATAAATTAATTGTGGATGTGGAAACTGGCTTGATAAAAAGGTGAATTTGAGTAAAAATTGATTTAAAGATTAATCAACATCTATAATATAAAATGGCTAATTATTCAAAAACAATCATTTACAAAATTCAACATGAAACTAAATTAGATTTATTATATGTAGGTCATACAACAGAATATTCAAGACGAGTAGCATATCATAAATCTCAAACAAAATCTCATACAAAAAAATTATATCAAATGATTAGAGATAATGGTGGTTGGAATTCATTTAAAATGACACCTATTATGGAATATCCTTGTGAAAATAAAATACAAGCATGTATTCAAGAAGAAAAATGTCGTATTGAACTAAATGCAAATATGAATACTAATAGTGCAATTAATAATCCAATAAAACAAAAACAAACAAAAAAAACATACAAACAAGAACATAGAGAAGAAATATTAGAAAAAAATAAACAATATTATCAAGAACATAAAGAAGAACGAAAGGCATATCGTGATAGTATTGCTGAAGAACAAAAGATATATAAAAAAGAATGGTATGCTAATAATAAAGAAAAAATTAATACTGAAAGATTACAAAAATATACTTGTGAATGTGGAAAAGAAAATATGTTATGTAATAAAGCAAGACATGAAAAAACAAAGTTTCATTTAGAGTTTTGTAATAAAAATTAATAATTTATAAATATATAAATGACAGCCATTTGTATATTTTCCCCTGTTTATATCGAAAATGCTACTCTTTTGTCTCTACGTTTAAAGATTCCTATTCTAAAAGAATTAAAAGCGAATGAAACCATAATCTGTTTTGGAATTGCTATCAATCCAAAAGAAATGTTAGAGTTTTCTCTCCGAAATTCAGTAAAATATATTATTTTGAATGGTGAAAATATTACAAGTAAATATTATGATCTTAATGATGAAGCAGGTCGTTATTATATTTATTTACAAAAAAGACATTTAACTTTTCAATATAGCCCATATACAGCAGAATATGTGGAACAGAGATTTGGCATTAAATGTGCTGGATTGGTTGATTTTGAATTTATGAAAAGAGATAATATTTATACAACATGTGATAAACCAATTGATATTTTATTTTATGGATTCCCAAGTGAAGAGAGACAAAGAGTAGAAACATTACTAAAAAATAAGTATCCAGAAAAAAATATTCATTTTGCATATACTGTGTATGGTAATGATTTATTAGATTTAATAGTAAAAAGTAAATATGTATTAAATATACCATATTTTGATAAATCAGCATTAGAAATTCATAGGATTAATCAAGCATTGGCTTGTGGTTGTCAAGTCATAAGTACTAAATCAGCCTGTGAATATCTAAATAAAAAATATGAATCAAAAATAACATTTATTACTCAATGGGAAGACATAAAGGTTTGATTTGTTTTAATAAAGTTCTAAAATATTTGGGAGGTCTATATTCATTGGTATAATCATACGGATAGGGATATTTCTTATCATACATGTTATTTAATGCATAAACAAAAAACATATCCTTATCAGTATCAGGTAGTTCAAAATCTACTACACATAATGATCTTTTTATACTATTGAGTTCAGGAACAACAGCAAACATCTATATAAATAACATATATTTTCTTTATTTCCTTTTCAGTAGTTTTTCTTTCCTTTTTTATTAAAAAAAAAAAAATAATAATCTCCTCAATATTCTTTTTTTATTCTTTAAAAAGAATTCTTAAAAAAAATCTATCTCTCTAAAAAAATTTTTATAAAAATTATTTTAACTTTAGAAAGTCTATTAGACCCTCTTTTAGAAATTATAAATTTTATAAAAAAAAGGAGAGAAAGAAGTTAAAGATTATTATTTATATAATATAATGATGTATAATTGTGATAAGTGTAATTATGAAACACATGATAAAACTAAGTGGGAGAGACATATTCTTACAAAAAAACATAATAGTATAAATCAAAAGATGGAATTAGAAAAATTAAAATTAGAACAAAAACAAATAAATGATGAAAGAAAATTAAAATTACAAGAAGCTAAATTAGATCTTGAAAAAGATAAATTAGAACAAAAGAAAAAGAAAGATGAAGAAGAGAGAAAATTAAAAGAAATGAAAGAATTATTAAAAGTACAAAAAGAATTAGAAAAAACAAAAACAATTATATGGGATGATTTTTGTTATGATAATATTAAATCAGATATTAGTTTTAACTTTAAACAAACCATATTAAGTAAGAAAGATACATTTTTTGAAGAATTATTAATTGCTATATTAAATAATCCACGTTTTAGATGCATGAGAGTAATAGATAATGAATTACAAATTTTTAATGATAAATGGATTACACATATGTTTAATCAAGTAGATGATGATGATTTAAGATATGATATGAAAGATGTTTTAGAGAGATTAAAAGAAATAGGTAGTGAATTTAATGATGCCCTTAAGTATAAACATCAATATGGTTTAGCTTGTAATGGATCAACTAATCCAAATGTACGATTAAAAACATTAAAACAAATCATAAAGAATAAAGATTTAGGATTTGATTATTATTTCGAACAAATGAAAGAAAAAGAAGAAATAAGAACAAAAAAGATTTTAGAAGAGCGTGAAAGAGAGGATAAAGAATTAGAAATGAAGAATTTGATATTTGAAGAGTTATTTTAATTCTTTTAGAATGAAAGCTTTAGGAATTTATTCTAAAAGAATTAAAAAAGAATATAAAGATTTTTTATCTTTAGTATATATAAATGGAAACCCCAACTTTTGTCTGCTCCCCTTGCAACTTCTCAACAACATTACGCCCAAATTATAATCGTCATTGTAATACAGCCAAACATATTAAAACATGTGAATGTGAAGTATTTACTGAGATTAAAGTAGTATCTAAACAAGATGAAAATTCAATTTTAATCAAAATGGAAGAATTAATGAAGAAAAATGAAAGTTTAGAAAAAACAGTAAGTGAAATGAAATCAACGATTGATATTTTAGTCAATGTAGTTAATAATTTAGCATCATCTATAAGCGGATCTAATAGTTCAGTACAAAGCAATGAATCATATGAATCTCATGATATTCTTTTAGAACAAAAAACGAATGAAATCATTGAGCCAGTCATTGAGCCAGTCATTGAGCCATTAAATAATGAAGTCATTGAATCAGTCATTGAAATGGAAAAGCCAGTTTTAATGTCAGTAGTTGCTGAGGTTCCTGAGGTTAAGACTGAGAAAGCAGTCCGTAAAAAGAATAAAATAGTATTATTACCTGAAGATCCAAAAGAAGTAAAAGAAGTAAAAGTAGAAAATAAAGAAGAACAATTAAGGATTCAACTTTTAGAATTACAATTAAAAGAAATGAAAGGTAAATTAAGTGAAAAGCCAGAAGATATTATTGAAGAATCACATAAATATATGAATCATGAAGTAAAAAAAAATAAACGAAAAAAAATTTTAGAAATTGATACAATTTATGGTTTATGTGAAAATATTTCATTAGAATATTTACCAGATAAAAATGATGAAGAACCAGATTTTAATATTGATTATACAGATGAATATATTAATTTAATTATTAAATTTTTAAAAAGTGAATTATCAAATCTTGATGAAGATAAACGACCAATTGTTTATTATAAAAAACAATTATATATAAGAAAAATTATTGATGTAGATGGTAAATTAACGTATCAATGGTGTCAAATAGAAATAAATGAATTTATAAATATTATGGTAAATACATTTTATGAATTTTATTCAAATTTAGATAATAAAAATGAAACAATGACTTATTTTATGAATCATTCTATTAAAAAAAATAAAGATTGTAAACATATAATAGACCAAATTATGCCTTATATTTTGATGAAATAAATATAATTATATTATAAATGGATATTATCAATGGATTAAATATAACACCACAAAGTAAAGTAAATTATCGTAATTTATTAAGAATATTAGAAAGAGATGGATATAATTTTAGTTTTACATTACAAGATACAATTAATTATTTATCTATGTATCCAATACAAACATCATTAAATTTATTGAATGTTATTTTTGTGATTCGCAAGGCATTGGGGGAAAACATGACACCATATACCGAATTAAGAGCAGATATGCAAGAAGAAGCCCAACGACAAAAACATGAAAAACTAAGTCAATTACATATAATGGATTCGTCAAGTTTTGTAAAGTTAATGAACCAAGCATATACAAATGGTGAATATTTAAAATATATATTAAATTACTTATGTTTTCATTATGGAGTACGAAATGAAGATCTACGTATAAATATAGGTCAACCAAAAGATAATTATTTAATACAAACAAAAGAAGGAATTTTATATGTAAGACAGAATTATAAAACAGCACGAACATATGGAACAAAAAGTCATGTCATAAAAGATAAAAAATTTATAGAAGCCTATCATCAATTACCGAATGGTTTAATCTATTCAAAAGAAATGTCTAATTTTTTAAAAAAACGATTAATTTTACCGGAAAATTTAATATTTAAAATGAGAATAAGAGATATGGAGAATGAAGGTAATAGTAAAGGAATACGAGAACTTGCAGAGTCAAGAGGTACAGCTTTAGAGACAGTATTGAGTCATTATAACATAAATAATAAAAAGTATGTAATAAAATAATAAGTAAATATATATGGAAACTTTAACAATTATTTCAACATTTTTAAATTTAGGTATAAGTTATTATCTTTATTTAAAAATACGAAAGCATAATGAATATATAAGATTAACTAATAAAAATGTTGGTCTTATAGCTGGTATTATGAAAGAAAATAATGATAGAAATATAAAAATTAATGAAATGTTAATAAAAAAATAATAAGTAAATATATATGGATTATTTCATAGGTGGTATTGTGATTGGCTTTGGTATTATGACATACAAATCAATGAATGATATAAAAAAATTAGAGACAAATTTTAATAAGTTTAAGATAGAAATGGATCTAAAAAATAAAGAAATAAAAAAGATAGAAACTATTAAGGAAATATTACATTGGGATTAATGTCTCTATTTTTCATTGAATAAAAAATTGAATGAAAAATAATTACAAAAAATATATCAACTTATTACAAATGGCTTTTAAAGTATTGGTTGCTTCTTATATTACAGAGGAATATTACAAGATTCCAATCGATTGGGATTTGGAAGATGTAGGTATTAAATGGGGAAAATTA